AACTTCAACAATGGGCAACCACCCGCAGAGGTAAAAGATACAGTTGAAGCCCAAATCAAACAAAAGTTTGGTGGTTCATCCAATGCAGGTCGGTTTATTATTTCATGGAACGATGGTCAAGATTCCAAAGCGGATATCACACCCGTTCAATTGAGTGATGCCCACAACCAATATCAATTTTTGAGTGGTGAAGCCATGCAAAAAATCATGGTATCGCACCGAGTTGTTTCACCGATGTTGTTAGGTATTAAAGACAATTCGGGATTTGGTAACAATGCCGAGGAAATGAAAACCGCATCAATCTTGTTTGACAATGTTGTGGTACGACCATTCCAACGATTGATTATTGATGCCGTTACCCAGGTATTGAACTTCAATGGGTACAATTTAAATCTTTATTTCAAGACCTTACAACCCCTTGAATTCACCGATTTGAGTGGCAACATCATTGATGATGAAACCCGTGAAGAAGAAACGGGCGTATCATTGTCATCCGAAAAAAAAAAGATTGAATTGGTAAAGCCCAATGCGGGTGAATCCAAAGATGATTTTTTGGGGCGTTGCATTCCGATTGTAGTTCGTGAGGGCAAAGACACCGACCAAGCCACGGCCATTTGTTATTCGTATTTTGAAGGAAAGGATATGACCATCGAGGATGAAAATTCTTGGTTGGAACATTTGAAAGGCAAGGGCGAAACAATTAACACGGATGAGTGGGAACTCATTGATGTTCGTGAAGTTACGGATGCCGATGAAGAATTAAAATTTAACCTTGCTTATGAAAACCCCAATAAAAAAAGTGGTGATGATAAAGGGGTTTACAAAATCCGTTATCGGTACGGCCCTAATTTCGTATCCAACAATTCAAGGCAGTTTTGTACTGCAATGGTTCAAGAATCCAAAGGGGGAGTAATTTATCGCCGTGAAGATATTATTGCCATGGGCGATGCGGGTGTCAACGGACAATTCGCACCACAAGGGGAATCCACTTATTCAATTTGGAAATACAAAGGCGGGGTTAATTGCCACCACCGATGGGAACGATTGACATTCAAACGCAAACAAGTCAAAGGAAAGTTTTTGCCAAAACAACCTGGTGAAACGGGTGATAATAGAAACTTGGAAAACTACAAAGAGGTTTCAAACAAATCAGCAAACGCGGCGGGTGTACCATTTTCACCAAGCGGGTGGGATACCGCCAAAACAAGGCCCATTGATATGCCAAACAAAGGATCATTAAAGAACAAATAAGATGTACGCAAACGATGATATTCTATTAATCGACAAAGAGTTGATTTTTAAGTATACCCAATTGGGTGGTAATGTGGATGTAGACAAAATCTACCCATTCGTGAAAATCGCCCAAGATATTCAAGTTCAAGAATTGTTGGGAACAAAATTGTATCGGTACATTTTAACCCAGGTTGAAGCGGGAACTTTAACGGGCAACTACCAAACTTTGGTTTCGCACTATGTTCAACCGATGTTGATTCATTACGCAATGGCCGATTTGTTGTTGTTTCATGGTTATGAGGTAACCAATGCGGGTATATTGCGTAACTCACCCGAAAACACCACATTGCCCGATAAAAGCGAATTGGATTCATTGGTTCAACGCCAAAGAAACATCGCCGAAACTTATCGCCGTCGGGTTGTGGATTATTTGAGTTATTACCCACAATTATTTTCGCAGTACACCGAGGACCAACAAGCGGGTGAATACCCAAACACGAACCCATCAAACTATGTTTCATGGAATTTGTAAAAAAGACATACAAGCCAAAGGATGAAAAGGTCAAGAAATTGACCAAATACTTCACGGAATTGAAAATCGTGAAACCCGCCAATTGTGATTTGTTTACCAAGGCGACTATCATATTGGTGATGTTGACGGGGTGTTCTGCGCAGTATCATTTGAAACAAGCCATAAAGAAATGCCCAGAGATGGCACAAATAAGTGTGTATGGCATTGATACCATCTTTGTACGCGATTCCGTGACCATTACGGACACTTTCAACACAAAAACGATTGATACCCTTACAATTGAAAAAGATGGCGTTAAAACGATTGTATACCGCAATCACGATGTGATAAGAATTAAGACAGTTGTAAAGGCCGATACCATCCGATTCACCAAGACAATCACATTACCACCACAAATCCAATACAAAGAACGAATCAGTTTGCCCCAAATGGTGGGTGTTGGTTTGGCATTGTTATTGGCATTTTTATTTTTGATACTTTTAATTACAAGAAAATGAGCAATTGGAATAACCCCAACAACCCCAACAACACCCAAAACGGATGGAAAACACCATCACGGAGTTCACCACAAGGCGGTGGAACACGGGCGTGTTTATGCAAAGACAAAAACACTTATTCAAAAAAGTGTTGCGATGGCACATTGTGGGCGCAAGGTGTGGGCAATGTATCGCGTAACCCCTAACAAAAAACATTAAAATCGTTTTATCAATATGAGCATTTCAGCATCAGCATTTTCGGCGGGATACACGGGGTGTACAGTCGTTTCAAATACAAGCGCAAAAACGGGGCAATTCCGTGGTTTTGTGGTAAATTTTGATTGTGTAGTTTCGGCTTGTTTGGATAAGGATGGCAATTCATTGATGACATCGTTGGGATTAACAAGCAATACAATTAACCAAGGGGCATTCATTTGTGTTGCGGATGGTGATTTCATTTCATCCATCACATTGGCAAGTGGATCAATAATCCTTTATACAATTTAATTATGTGGGTTGGTATTGGCGTGGGCATTGGCCGTCAAAGATTCGCACAATCATCACCCGATTTTGGACATCAACAATGGCAGTTGATAGTAGAACAATGGCAAACAATAAACGAACTTTGGAATTCATAAAAATATGGGAACTTCTTTAACTGGGTTAACCCCCGCAACAACATACGATGCCTTGATTAAGGTAGGCGATAACGGTCCGTTAAGTGCAACGGCAAAATTTTTGAGTGATGGATTGGGCAATGATTCGGTTCTTGCTTTGTCTACGGGTAATGTTGGAGTAGGAACAACGACAATCACGACTATATCGGGAACCAATCCTGTTTTGACTATTGGAGGAACTGCAATATCGGGTGGACTTGTTTTACAAAGAAGCGGAACGGATAAGGCACGACTTTACGAGTCGGGAGATTTGTTCATTCATCAGGGTATGTCAAGTGTTGGTCATAGTTTTTATGTCAACGCATCAACCGAAGCAATGCGTATCACATCCGCTGGAAATGTAGGCATAGGCACGAGTAATCCGCAAGGAAAACTACATGTTTCAAGTACGGGCGATACCTACTTTGTTTTGACGGGTGGTTCTACGCCTTTAAGTTACTCGTTCCTTGTTGATGCTAATGACTTGCGTTTGTTTACGGGTGTTGGTTCATCTGAAAAATTACGTGTAACCTCATCTTACTTGCGTATGGCAAGTGGTACGGGCGGTATTCAGTTCAACGGAGACACCGCAGCCGCAAACGCGTTGGATGATTACGAGGAGGGGACTTGGACACCAACTTATAGACAAGATGGTACAGCAAATACCGCAACTTATGCTACTCGCTTGGGAACTTATACGAAAATTGGAAATTTAGTTACTGCTTTTTTTGATATAGACGCTTCGAGTTTAACTGCGGGTAGTGGGAATTGTCAAGTTGCTGGTTTGCCTTTTACAGTAAGCAATTCAATGGCTGGATTTTCTTTTGTTTCATTTCGTGACCCAAGTGTTTTTGTGGGTACTGCAACGGATGTTACATTTATTGGGTTTGCTCAAAAGGCTGAAACTTATATTATGTGTAGAAATATATCTACAACAACGGGTGCAGAATCAGCACAAACAAGTTTTGCAAGTTCAGGAAGAGTAACGGGAGTAGTTCAATATATTGCATAAAACCTTAAAAAATAAAAATCATGATAGAAGAAATAATTTACATCAGCGGTTTCAATGTAAACGCTGACGGCACGATTGAAGTTCGTAAAACTACGGATGTTGTTAAAGATGGCGTTGTAATCGCATCAAGTTATTGGCGTGGTGTGTTGGCAGTAAACGACCCAACTGCGGATGAAGTTTTGGGCGTGGATACTTACTACGCAAACATCGCTTCATACACTTGGAGTATTGCACCCGCACCCGTTGTGACCGAAGAACCCGCAACCGAAGAAGCATAATGGAACATTTGCAACAACGATTAGAGCAACTCCAACAACAACAAGCAAGTTTGTTGATGCAACTTGATGAAATCAAGGTTCTTATCAATGCGTATGAAAATACATTGAAGGAAAAGGAATAATGGCTACGCCCAAGAATGCTTTGCCCGTCAATTTTGACCAATTTCGTAAGAACCCAGTTGCTGCCGTTGCTTTTTGTATGCTGTTGGCTGTGGGGTATCTTTATATTGATTTGCGTTCGGGGTACAAAGAACAAATTGAAAAGGCCAATGCAAAGATTGAGGCGTTGGATATCAAGATTGACAAATTGAGTTACGCCCTTAAAAAGTCGGATTCGTGTTTGGCAAGTGCCATGACCGAGATCCGTATAATGCAAACGATGAAAAAACTATGAAAAACGCATTGATTGTTTTCACGGCCCTATTCATTACGGGATATTTGTTCACAAGCGTAAACGCAAAACAAAGCCCTACAATTGACGAAATTGATGCGTTGCTAACCAAGGTATCAAAAAACATTGAAAGTGCGGGAGAATGCACGAAAATGGCTCAAACGATGAATGCAAAGATGGTTGAATCAAAGGTTGCAGAAAAGGAAGCGTTAAAAAAGGAAGTGGCCCAGGCGGAAGCCAAGGCGGAAAAGTATGCAAACACCATGATTTTTATGGGGATTGATACAGCGGACATAGACACGGCATCCATTTCAAACATGATTAAATTAAAC